CTTCGACCGCGAGCTCGTACGCGCTCTGTCCCGCGGGCCCCTGCGGGCCCATCGTGCCCATGTCGACCTCGAGCACCTCGGAATCGCCGACGAGCGTGAGCTCGCTGTCGCCGTCCTCGATGACGAGCTCGGCCCGATCGCCGGCGATGATGAGCTGCGACTCGCTCACGGCGCGTCACCCAGGACGTCGACGTGGACCCACGGCGAGCTCCGGCGGTGGCCGCCGGACGAGATGAACCGAACGAAGAACGCGAGCTGCTCGCCCACCGGCCAGCCTGACGTGTCGGCGACCTCGATAGAGAAGCGACCCCGGTTTGCGCTCTGATCTGGATCCGCCGTGACCGTTGCCGCGGCGATCAGCGTGCCCCCCGCGCGGGTGACCAGGTTGCACTCGAACGAGTAGTCCGTGAGGTCCACGGCCACGCCGCCGACGCGCCACAGGCAGTTCGATCGCAGGAACGTGTCGCCGGCGCGATGCTGGATGGCACGCGGCATCGATCAGCCCTCCGTCTCGGGCGGATCGAGGACTGGCGGGAGCGCGGTGCGCTCATGCTCTCGCACGAGCCGCAGAGCAGCCCCGATCGCGTCGCGCTCGCGCACGCTGAGCGTCTGTCGGCCGACGTGCGAGCCGAGGAGAGCCTCGAGCGTCGGCGCGGTGGCGCGGGTCAGCGCGGCCGAGTGGGGCAGCGCAGCGATGCGCGCGTCGAGCTCGTCGTCCTCGCTGGAGGTGTCGAGGCGACCGACGCGGCGGATGCTCGCGACGATCTCCTCGGTGGTCTTGGCGCCGGCGTCGATCAGTGCGGCGCTCGCGCCGAGCGCGGCCGCGAGGATGCGAGCGATCGCTTGGCCGAGCGCGGGGAGCGCTGGCGCTGCGAGCGTCGCGGCGCCGGCAAGGCTCTGGAGGATCTTGCGGAGCTCGTTCATCGCGCTCCTCCTGCGAGCTGCACGAGCTCGGCTGGGGGTGGCGGGAGCGCGAGCCCGACGACGGTGGCGAGCGGGACGAGATCGCCCCACGACGTCAGCACGCGCAGCGCGAGCGGCAGCGCGATCGACAGATCGAGCTCGCCGACGGTGACCGCGTGGACGATCACGTCGACCCACGCGCCGTGTGCCTCCGCGACGACGTTGCAGGCCGCGACCGCGGGCGCCCAGCGCGCGCGGACCTCGTCGACGCGAGCACGCGTCTCCTCGAGCGTCGTGTGCGGGACCGCGAGCTGCTCGGCGCCGCGCGTCGCGCGGACCTCCTGGCACGTCGCATCGAGCACCGTGCCGGACGTGTCGGCCGCGAGCGCGTGGAGCCTCAGCGCGCTGGCGCCGCATCCGACGAGCGCGGTGGCGAAGAGCGGAGCGAGCAGCAGCGTGGGACCGACGACACGGCGCTCATGGGGCACGCGCAGAGGCTTGCGCGGTGTCGTCGGCGGGCCGTCGGCATCGCCCGCTCCGGAGCGAGGCGCGCTCGGCGGGGGCGGCGGTGGCGTGAAGCCGCGCATGTAGGCGAGCACCGTCGCTCCGAGCGTGCCGATCGCGAGCAGGAAGTCGCCCCGATGATCGGGCGAGCTCCACCACACGAAGCCGAGGAGCGCGAGCACGCCGAGCAGCACCACCGCGGTGGGCCACTCGAGTCGGGTGATGCGAGAGAGCTGGGTCATCATCGTCGGTCTCCGGTCTGGCGCCGACTCTCGGCGCGGATCTCTCTGACGTCGGCGCGGAGCTCGGCGAGCGCCGCGAGCACCGCATCGAGCGTCGCGGCCGTGCGCGCGCCCTGCTCGAGGAGGTCGGCCTCGCGCTCGTCTCGCTCCGCGAGCACTGCGTCGTGGCGGAGCACGGTCTCGTGGTCGGCCGAGGCGGTGAACGCGAGGCGCGTCGCGACGCTCGCGAGCGTGAGCGCGATCGATGCGGCGATGCCGCCCGCCCAGCGCCACCAGGTCGCGCGTCGCTCCGATGCGGCGGCGATCTCGCGCCTCGCGGAGCGGTCGGCCTCGAGCGCGGAGCGCATCTCGGCGAGCTCGCGGGCGAGCGCGCGCACGTCGCCGTTTTCGCCGTGCTCGAGCGTGCGGGCCGTGCGGCCAGTCTCGGGAATGTCATCAAGCACTGAGTACCCCCCCTGGCAGCGCGGCAACGGCTGCCGCGGTGAGCTCGGCCGCCGCAGCCGGGTAGCCCGTCGCGGTGTCGTCGAGGTGCAGGCCGTCGGTCGTCGTGGGCGCGCCGATGTCGACCATGATCGCGCCCTCGTCCGCGCACATCGCGTGGACGAGCGTGTTGTACTCCCCGAAGAGGTCGCGCCTCGCGTAGTAGGCAGGGATGCCGTTGTTCTGCGGGACGATGGCGGTGCGCACGAGGACGATCGCCTGCGGCGCGCCAGCGCGCACCGCCTGCACGCACGCCCTCACCGACTCGATCGTCTGCGCCGCCGTCCACGCGGTGCCGAGGTCGTTCTCGGCGTACCCCAGCACGACGATCCGCGGGCGGTACGTCGCGCAGTCGATCTGCAGGCCAGCGGACTGCCCGTCCGCCGTGACTCCGGAGATCGAGCGGTGCGACCCGTACGCGTCGGTCTGCGGGCCCACCCACGCGTGCTGGACACCGCGCGCCGTGAGCAGCGAAGCCATCTGCGCGCGGTAGCCGCCGACGAGGCCGGTGTACCCGACGCCGATGCTGTTGTCGGCGACCATGATCCGGCCCGCGTGGGCCACCCATCGAGGCATCTCACCCTCCGTGCACGCAGCATCGTCGTCCGACGCGGCGACGCCAGCGTCCCCCTTCGACGGCTCGCCGCTGCAGCCCATGAGCGCGCACGCGGCGAGGCTGCGCATGAGTGTGCGGCGACTGACCCTCACGGCACCCTCGCGACGGTGGGAGTACCGGTGCGCACGAGCGTGTGGTCGTCGCCGTCGCGATCGTGCCAGTCGGTCGACGTGACGAGGTCGCTCGCGACGTAGCGGAGCACCTCGCCGGGCAGGCTCGGGTACACGAGTCCGCGCGAGCGCGACATGATCGACGCCGCATCAGCCGCGACCTGCGGGAGCGTCATGGCCGTGTCGCCCTGGCAGACGCAGAGCACGCGCACGCCAGGGTCGGCGCCGTAGCCGGCCCCGTGCTGGAAGCGGCCGACGGTGGGCCGCGCAGTGGACGCGGGCGTCGTCACCGTGACCGCGCTCGATCCGGATCCGACCTCCGCGCCGCCGATCGCGAGATGAGCGACGGTGTCGCACCACGCGTGCGCGATCATGAGCTTGTTGAGGTCCGCGCTCGTGATCGTGTAGGCGGGCGAGATCGCGTAGCCGCCCGATCCGCCGAAGAGCGCGCTGATGTACGTGCCGCCGTTGCCGGTGAACACGCGCACGCCGTGCACCGCGGCGCTCTCGTGCATGTAGATCACGCGCAGCGAGGTCGACGGGATCGCGGTGATGTAGAGCACGAGCCGCACCGTGCGCGGCGTCGTGATGAGGCCAGTCGGACCCTGGTAGTACGCCGAGTCACCGAGCGCGTGGACCGCGTAGTCCGACGGCACGAGGTCCGCGGGAATGCCCGACACGAGCGGCCTGCGAGGCCGCCCTAGGATCGCCGACCTGAGACTCGGCCGCATCGTCAGCCCACCGTCGCAGTCACGAGCGCGGCGCCAGGAGTCGCGGTGACACCTACCTCGGCGATCGCGAACATCAGCCAGCGCGCGCCGGGCACGCTCGAGAGGTCGAGTGCGATGCTCTGTCGGACCTCGTTGCTCGTCGCCGTCGCCGCCGCGAGCGGGCGCACCGCGAGCGGGCGCACGTCGACGAGCCCGACGCTCGGCGCGAGCGTGTAGTCCGCGCCGGCCGGCAGCGCGCCCGAGAGCGAGGTGGCAGCGGGGACGCCGTCGCTCGCGGGCATCGCGAACCACGCATCGTCGGAGGTGGCCGGCTGATCGCTCGCGTAGCTGACGAGCGGGATGATCACCGGGTATCCGCCGATCGCCGCCGCGTCGTACGCGACCTGCAGGCCCACGAGCCCCTTTGCGCCGACGTTGAGTACCTCGGAGTACTCGTAGGCGCCGGACGCCGGCAGCGTCTTCTCTGAACCGCTCTGGTGGTAGAGGTTGGTCATCACTGCGTCCTCATGGAGTGTGCGAGCAGCGGGACGGTGTCGTCCTTGCCCACGGCGTAGAAGCATCCGAACGACTCGGACCAGCACACGTCGTAGAAGAGCGTCGTGCTCGTCGTGCCGGTTCCCTGCGCGATCACGATGGGATCGCTCCACGTCTCGCCGGCGTCGGTGCTCACGAAGAACGACACGCGATCGATGGCCACGATCGTGCCGTCGCCGTCAGTCGCCAGGGCGATGATGTCGCTCGGCAGCGTGCCGACGACGGTCGAGAAGACCCCCGCGGTGCTCACCTGGTAGACGTCCGTCGTGTCGGCCAGCACGAACACCTCGTGCTCGGCGTCGTAGACGACGTCGTTGATCTGAGCGGTGCCCGTCGCCGCCGGCGTCCACGTCGTTCCGTCGCTCGAGGTGATCACGAAGTCATCGCCGCCCGCGTTTCCGACCGCGACCCAGAGACCGCCACCGAACGCGACGCCGAGGAGGTCGGCCGTCGTGCCGCTCGTGCGGCTCGTCCACGTCGCGCCGTCGGCCGAGGTGTAGATGCGGCCTGCCTCGCCGACCGCGACCGCGAGGTTCGCGTCGTCGTTCACCGCCACCGCGTAGAAGTCATCCCCCGAGCCCGGGCCGGTCGACGTCCACGCTGTTGCGTCGCTCGCATTTCCCGCGCGGTAGTAGACGCGGCCAGCGGCGCCGACGAGAAGCCAGCGATTCACGCTGCCGCCCATCCACGCGACGTCGAAGAGCGCGCCGGTGATGCCCGACCCCGTGTTCTTCCACGCGTCGCCGGCGGGCGAGCGCTGCGCGATCCCGTTGGTCGAGGTGTCGAAGATCGCGAGGTACGCGTCGCGCTCGCCGGCCCACGGACGGGCGGCGATCGCGACGGCCGCCGTGGGCGAGCTCGTCGCGTCGCAGGCGCGCGTGACCCAATTCGCGAGCGCGAGAGGCGCGAGGTACGCGATCCAGTTCGCGAGGTGAGCGAGAAGCCAGTTGAGGATCTGGGCGGGCAGCCGATAGCGCGGCTCGAACCCGTTCGACTTCAATCCGGAGTTGGGCTCGACCTTCGTCGGCGTGTTGTGGTGGGGATCGGTGATCTCCGTCGCCGTGAAGTTCGTCGACGTGGCCCACTCGGGCGGCTGCAGCGGACGAGGCATGTGGTTCCTCTCAGAAGTCGTTAGAGCGCGCGAATCCGCAGCCGCGCGACCGAGAAATTCGCGGCGCCTGCACTGCCGCTGTCGTTCCAAAGACCGAGTGCGATCGCGGAAAACGACCTGTCGTCGAGGTCCGCCGATGGGTCCGACACGCACGATCGAGCGACTCGATAGACTTGACCGTCAGTCGAGTAGGTAGTGATCGCGATGCTCCACTCCGCCGGATCCGGGTCGACTGCTGCGAGGCGCCGGAACTCAATCACCATGCGGCACGTCCCCTTGGCGAGCTCGGATGGTGTAGGCGCAGTGCCCCACGCGGTAAGAGTCGCGAAGGGCGAGTCGGGGTCGGCGTAGCCTGCCCCGAGTGGGATCACGCTGAGCTGAATGTTGCCCACCGCGCCCCCCAGGATCTGCAGGCCGGCCACGGTGTCAGACCCCCCAGGGCTCACGAGGTCCACGAAACCAACCGACGGGATGGGGATCCCTCCTCCAGAGTCCCCGGCCTCGTCAATCTCTAGATCGAGCACAAACCCGTCTGCGGGTAGGTCGGGCACATCGACCAGAGGCCACATCCACCCGCCCTGCACGGTCGCCGCGAGCCTGAGCACGTCGCGGCTGGGCACCGAGGCCGACGCAGCGATGGTCGCGCTCTTCGAGGTGTCCGTGAACGCGCCTCCGGCGGTGTTCATGCGGCGCGGAGAGGCGATGCTCGAAGTCGCGATCGGCATCTCGTAGATGAGGTCTCCGGAATTGACCGTCTGGGCGGTGGCGCGCGCGAGCGCGACGAGCGCGTTCCACTCCTCATGCGTGACGTCTGTGAGCGGGTCGGGTGTCTCCTCGAGGAGATCGGGCCTCACGACTCGCTGCTTGACGATGAAGTCGGGGATGGTGATCGGCATTCAGGTCTCCGTGGTCGTGCTGCCGTGAACGCCCGCCATCACGCCCCCGGCGGCGGAGTCCAGCGTGTCGCCGGCGCCAAGGTCGACGTCGCGTTCGGGGCTCGAGGTGGTCGCCAGGGTGAAGCTCTCCGCGAGCTCGCCACCGGGGTGCTCGACCAGGAGGCGCACGCCCGCTGCCTTCGCGCGGATGAGCAGCATCGCCACAAAGCGAGCCCCGATTGGACCTGCGTCGAAGTCGTCGACGGTGCGGATCGCGCCGGCCGCGACACCATCGTCTCTGAACTGAACGCCCGAGAGGGTCGCGCCGAGCGCCTCGAGGATCTCGAGGAGGGTCGGCGCCGTGCCGTCCGAGCGAAGCGTCAGGATCTGAGCTCGAAGGATCCGTCGGTAGGTCTCGTCCGGCCACCCAGAGCGGGGCATGGCGACGATCCAACCAAGTCGGTCGAGCTGTGCGCCCAGCGCCGTGTCGATCCAGCGCGAGACGAGCATGCGATACGCGATGTCGTGAAGGTCTTGGACGCCGGCGCCGACGAGGGCGCGGAGCATCGCCACGATGCGCGGCTTTCGCAGATAAGGGATCACGCGAAGCTCGGCGCGGTCGGCAATAGACTCGGTCCAGGCCATCGGTGTCCCCGCGAGCTCGCGGAGCGCGGGCGGAGGCCGGTAGTCGCCGAAGCGCCAAGGCAGCGGTGCTGAGAGGCGCACGCTCATGGTGCCTCCGTGACGACAATGTCGGCAGACACGAGCTGCGGCATCTGCCGCGACGTCGGCGTAACGCTCGAGGTCACGGGCGAGGCGGACGTGCCCACGGTGAGAGCGGTGACAGCGACGACGCCGGCGACGTCATCGAGGACCGACGCGATCAACTGCGAGGAGTAGACGCGGCTGCCGATCGTGTACTCCGCAGCGCGCGCCACGAGCGCAGCCTTGATCTGCGTCTGCCACTCGGCGCCCTGTGTGCCGCTGAGCACCACCTCGATCTCGACGTAGAGACGCAGCGACTCCGCCAGCGACACGCCGACACTCACGCTCTGTCCCGTGTCGGGGTCGGTCGCCGTGCCGCTGCCGATCCCGTAGGCATTGATCCCGAACGGCTTCTTCGCGACGACCGCAACCGCCACGAGATCGCGAATGCCGGCGGGCGGAGGAGACCCGGCCCAGACGATGGCCTCGAAGCTCTTGGCGGGCCGGCCGTCCAGGTCGGTGACCAGCGTCTCGTTCCCGCGCACGAGGACCTGCAGGACGCCCTCGACCTCCGAGATCGCTGCGCGCAGCGCGGCGTACGACGTCAGACCCGCCCCGGCGAGCTCGCGCTCGCGCGCCGCCCGCAGTTCGACGTCGCCGGCCTCGACCTGGCCGAGCTCGGCGTCGTCCGCGTTGGTGACGGCGACCCATCCCGTCCTCGCCGTGACGATGGCCGTCAGCGTGCCCGCGGGCGCGGCGACGACGCCGGTCTGGACCGACTCCATCACGACGTCGACGTCGTCCTCGACGCCCGAGGCATTGGTCGCCGCGACGGTCGTGCGGAACTGCGCGTCGGGGTTCGACGCGACCGCGGCGACCGACCCGGCGGGGAGCGTCGCGCCGGCCGCGAGGGTGACCGTGGCGGTGACGAGCGAGCGCGTCGCCGTGCGCCGGCGAGACCCGGTGAGCGCCGACACCTGATCGAGCGCGATGCCCGACGCTGCTCGGCCTTGCGAGCCATCGAGTGCGCCGATGATCTCCCACGCGGACCCAAGCTCCTCGGCGAGCACACCGATGATCTGCTGCTCGGGTCCCTCGGAGAGGTCCATCTCCGGGAAGGCAGCTCGCAGCGCGGCCTCGAGGCGCGCAAGGATCTCCGCTGGGGTGCGGATGATGAGGCCCTGTGCGGTGAGACCAGCCATCAGCCGAGCTCCAGGTCGGAGAGAGGGACTACGCCGGAAGTCGTCACGATCTCGGCGCCGCGCACGAGGCAGCGACGCGTGGTGCGGTCGATCGTGACGCGCATCGAGCGGACCGCGCGCACACCTGCGACGCGCATGAGCTCACGACGCAAGACGACGGCGACGGTCGCCTCGCTCACGCCCTTCCGCAGCAACTCGCCGAGGTAGGGAACGCCCCGCAGACGGTCCGCGAACCACTGGCCGCGCCACCAGTTCAGCGAGACCGTGCAACCCTGCGCCACGCGATGCTCACGGTCGGGGAGCTGATCGAAGCGACCACGCGTCACGCGGAGGTCACCGACGTCCGGGTTCATCGAGTCGGCCGCAGTGACGAGGGCCCAGCCGTACATCACTCCACCTCCGCGACGGTGGCCGCGATGGGGTTGGAGCCGTCGAGCGCGAGCTTGCCGGCCGCGCCGTAGTTCGTGGCCGTCGTGCCAGCCGCCGTCGCGATCGCGACGAGGTCGTTGGAGATCGCCTCCAGGTGCAGGTCGAGGTTGTCTGCGCGCGTAGCCTTCGACGCCGCGTTGCGGCCCACCTTGATCGCGGTGTTGCTGATGCGGACCGCGGGGCCGGTGCCGTTGTCGCGCCCCATGACGAGTTCGGTCGAGCTCGTGCCAGCGATCGCGCGTCCGCGGTGTCGCACCACGGGCAGCGCGAACGCGCCGGCGAGATGATGACGGCGATGGTCGATCGGAGCGCCCGGCGTACCGCTCTCGAGGAACGACTGCGGGTCCTGCTCGGGGATCAGCAGATAGACATCGTCGCCGGCGGCGAGTGGGCAGTGGATCGCGAAGCCGCCGCCGCCGGGCCAGAGCACAGGGACCGATCGGATGACGGGGAGGTCCTCGAGGTGCGTGCCGCCATCGACACGAGGCACCGTGCGCTGCACGACGGGGCGCACGTCCGCGCGCTGCGTGCTCGCGTCGTAGCTCACGACTCGCGCCGGCATGCCCGTGTGGAGCTCCGCCGCGTGCGCTTCGCGCGCGAGCTCGAGGAGCTCGTCGAGGCTGACGTCATCGTCTTCGTCGATGTGCGTCACGACGCCCTCAGATCGGCGTGCGCGTACCAGTCGGCACCGTGCGTGTCGCCGCTGTAGGTGACCGAGCGGCAAACATACCGACCTCGCACTCGAGGCGTCTCGAGCACCACCGGCCGGCCGGGCGCGATGTCGGGCGTGAGGAGTGCTGTGACTCGACACCGACCACGCGTGCCGACCTCCGGATCGCCCACGAGGCCCGTCTCAGGCGTCAGACGGACGGCCTGAGCGGTCACCGCACCACCGATGGGCAGCACCTGGAGGACACCGAGCTGGACGCTCCAGCGCAGCCCCCAGCTCGCGAGGAGGCGAGTGAGCTCGCGCGAGGCAGTGCCCGTCAGCACTGTGCCTCCGGGGAGCGTGGGCGAGTCCAGCGACGCGAGGGCGGCTTCGAGGTTTCCTGCCCCGACGCCGAGGGACGTGGCGCACGCTCGAGCGACCGTGAGGACGCTGACGCCAGGACCCCAGCTCGCCGAGACGCGACGCTCTCGCAGCTCGAGCCCCCCGTCGGTGCCCTCCGCGCTCGTGACGATGTCGGCGCGACCCTCGCGCTCGGTGCGCTGCGACGGCTGATCGCCCCCGCGGCCTCGCGAGATGCGTCCCGCAAAGAGCAGCTCGAGCCCGCGGCCGCGCGCGTAGCCGGCTTCGATGACGAGCTGGCCGTCCGTCGCCTGCTCGATCGTGGTCTGGTCAGACCTCGTGAGATTCCAGAGGCGCACCGTGGCCTTGCCGGGACCGCCGCTCAGCTTGCGCTCGATCTCGAAGGCGATGCGCAGCGGCGAGGACGCGCGGAGCGTCCCGACGGTCACGCGCGCGAGGCGACCGAACTGCGTCACGCGGCCACCCCCTCGACGAAGACGAGCGAGTGAGCGTCGCCCAGGCTCGCGAGCGTGGGATCGCTGGGACGCGGGGACCCGTCGAGCACCGTGAGCTCGCCAGCGGGCATGGTGTCGAGCGAGCCGACGCCGGCGATCAGACGAAGCTGCGAGACGACCCTCAGGTGCGAGACAAGGACCTCGCCGGCAGCGCTCGAGATCGTGAGATAGAAGCAACCCTCGAAGTCGCTCCACCGAAGCGCCAGCAAATACTCGCGCCCTGCGAGCTGCACGCGACGCGCGCTCGAGCGCAGGCCGGGCGTGACCGGGATGACGCGCATCACGTGCCACCTCGCAGCAAGTCGGAGAGGCTGTAGCCCATCGCGACAGCGGCAGAGATCTCGGTCTCGCTGGGGTCCGTCGTCGACTCCGTCGTGGTGACGGTCCGACGGTCGCGATCCGGAAGAGTGTCCGCCACGAGCTCGGTCGAGACCTGGCGAATCGGCATGAACGTGAGCTCGAGGCGCATCCACGAGCCGTCGGCCGCAGTGAACTCGGTGGCGGCCTCGACGAGGTAGACGTCCTCGTACGTCGGGATCGGAGCCGCCGTGACGATCGCAGGCCATCCGCCGTCGATCGCGTCGTTGAGGAGTTGCCAGGCGTCCGTGCGACGCGTGTGCTCCCGAGCACCGTCCTGCACGGGGGCATCGCTGATCACGACCGAGAGAGTCAGCGGCGCGCGCGAGCGACGATAGTGATCGGTGATCTCGACACCCATGGCCACGTCATGCTCTGCGCTGACAGCGGCGAGCTGATGACGGTGCGACGGAACCGCGTCGCCCTCGAGCACGAGCGCTCGCAGGTCGAGGGCGCCGGCCTCGAAGACGATGTCGATCACGCGGCCTCCCGTGCGGGGGCGCGGCCGATGGCATCGGCGGCGCGCCGGATCTCGCGGCGCTGCTCGCGAGCGACGGCTCGCGCCGCGGCCTCGGGGTCGCTTGTCTGCACGTTGACGGTCGTCTGCACAGCCATGTGGGTTGCGGCCGCCGCCGCCTTGCCGGCGTCGCCAGACCGCACCGCCGCGGATCGCACGCGGTCGTTGCGCTCCGCGAATCGCGCCACCTCGCCGGCGGCGAGTTGCTCACGAGCGGTTTTGATCTCGCTCGCGCCACGGTCTCGAGCGGCTCGCAGCTGAGCGAGCGCCTCCCCTCCGCCGGGGACCACGGACAGCACGGCCTCGGCAGCGTCGTACGCGGACTGTCGCAGCGCGAGCAGGCGGATCCGCAGCGCCTCGATCACACCAACGAACGTCATGGCGGGCCCGTACGCGCCCACGAGGCTCTCGACCCACGAGCCGATGACCGACCGGCCCCCGCGCAGCCCCGTCATGAGGTCGTCGACCACCAGGACGAGGGCGACGAATGGCGCGATCGCCAGCCGGGCGATGCGCCACACGAGGCGCATCTGCTCGCGGTACCGAGCCCACTCCATGCCGCCGAGCGTCGAGAGGTTGCGCAGAAGCGTCGTCTGCTGCGCGAGCCTCGTGAGCCAGCCGATCCCGCTCGCGATCTCGCGAAAGAGCGCAGAGAGCGCCGGCAAGACGAACGGCGCGAGCGTGTCGCGGAGCGATCGCATCGACACGCGGAGCTCCTCCATCGCGTCGCCGGCGTCGGCCGAGGCTCTCACGCCGTCCTCGCTCATCCCCGCGCCGAGCTCGCGGAAGCGCGACCGCAGGCGACCGAGCTCCTCGGGCCCCTGCGCGACGATGCCGAGCATCTCTCGCGCGCCACGCCCGAACACCTGCTGAGCGAGCGCAGTGCGCTCGGTCGACGACTCCACGCCAGCAAGCGCGGAGAGCGTGTCGTCGAGGATGGCCTCCTGGCTGCGGAGCTCCCCCGACGAGTCGCGCGTCGCGACTCCGAGGCGGCCGTACACGTCGGCGCCACGTCCGGCCGTGCGAGCGACCTGCTCGAGGCCGCGGGTGATCGTCTCGAGCGTCGATCCCGACTGGCCGGCCAGGAACTCCCACTCCTGGAGGCGTTGCGCCGAGACGCCGAGCTGCTGGGAGAGGTCATCGATGCGACTCCCCTCCTCGATCATCGCCTCGATCTCCTGGATCGCACGACCCACGAGTGCGAATGCCTGCCGAGCCGCGTACGCCGCTGCGGCCGCAACGCCGAGAGCGACGCCCAGCGTCGTCGCGCCGTCGGCCGCCCGGCGCTGGCGCTGCTCGGCTTCGTTCGCTGCGGTGCCGTACTGTCTCGAGGCAGCGGTGGCGCGCTGCATGGCCACGCGGGTCTCGAGGATCGCCTGGCTGTTGTCCCCCTGGGCGCCCTGGAGCTGGCGTAGCCGCTGTGCGAGCCGCTGCGCCATCTCCGAGTGCTCGGCCTGCTTCACGCGCAGGCCCTCGATGCGCGAGATCGCCGGACGCACGGTCGCGACGTAGCCGTCGAGCTCGGCGTTGGCCGCGCGCACCTCGCCGAGGCCGCGGACCTTCACATCGAGCTCGGCGATGACCTCACGCAGACTCACGACCTCTGCTCCTCCGCATCCTCGAACGCGTTGAGAACCGCGTGAGCATCGAGGACGTCACGCCACGTCCATCGCTCGCGGACCTCCCACGGCTGGCATCGATACCGCTCGCTCGTCGCGACGCGGTGAATCCACCAATCGACCCCAGACGGGATCTTCACGACCCTGCGGTCGTCTTCTTTCCGAGTGCGCTGCCGAGCACCGTCGGCAGCGACGAGAAGAAAGGGCCGAACTCGTGTTGCACATGCCCAGCGACCAGCGCCAGCAGGTCCTGGTAGCGGCCCTGGATCTCGGTCCGGTTCTTCGCGAGGGGCCGCACGAGCTCCTCGCCGGTGTCCTGATCTCGCGTGACCACGTCGGTGTACTTCACGACGAGGTCGCGCAGATCGGCGAAGTCCTTGTCGCTGACGCGCGCGAGCAGGCCGCTGATGCCATCGTCCGTGACATCTCCGCCGGTCGCGATCTTCAGCAGGCGGAACGCCGTGAGCTCGCCGTCCGCGGGGGTCCAGGGGCGCAGCTCGTACACGCGCCCCTCGATCTCGATGCGTCTCGTCATCGCTCGTCTCCTCAGGGCGCGCCGGCGCTGCCGCGGATGCCGCCCGGGTCGCGGCGCGCGAAGCCCAGCTTCCACGCGCGCATCGAGGCGGACCGGCCGTAGACGACCTGCGGCTCCTCCTCGACAGTGCAGTGCGGCGCCGAGAACTTCGCGCGACCGTTCAGGTCACGAACGACGATCGGCCGGTACTCCAGGCCGGGGCCTCGCTCGTTCCGATCGAGCCACTCCTGGAAGTAGTCGTTCGCCGCGGAGGTCTGCAGCAGCGTGATCGTGATGCTGCCGCTCTTGTCCGCGGTCTGCGAGAACACGACCTCGCCGTCCGAGCCCGTCGTCTTCGAGGTGCGCGGCGCGCTCATCTCGATGGAGACGAACTCGTCCTCCCCGTAGCCCTCGACGAGCCGACCCTTGATGTTCACCGACACCTCGTCGGCGCGGTACGACTTTGCGGTCATCGTCTCCTCCTCACGCGGTCACGTCGCCGCTGATGTCGAGCGCGCGGATCGCGCCCTGCACGCGCGCGCCCCACTTCACGCCGTTGTAGTAGCGAGTCTGTCGCTCGCTCGCGGTGGTCGCCTCGAGCGCCTTCGGCGTGACGACCACCGAGCTCTCGTCGAGGATGCTGTAGGGGCTCCGGGAGGCCACACGGAGGCGCGACTCGACGATGTCCGCGAAGGCCTGGATGCCGGCGCGCGTGTACGGCACGCGCGGGCTGTTGAGCTGGAGCTCGAACGCGGCCGCCTGGAGGTCGCTCCGGACCCAGTCGAGGCCGATGACGACGTCGAGCCACTCGCCACCGGCTACGAGGCCGCCGAGGACCACGGCCGAGCCACTGTTGGTGCCGTCGGCCTGTCCCTCGACGTACACGGTGGAGCACTTCGAGTCGGCAGGCGAGGTGGTGTCGCCGATCAGACGGTTGATCTCGTCCGTCGTGAAGGCATCGACCTCGCAGCCGATCACGGCCTTGAACTCGAGCGAGGCGGCGCCGGGGTCGGTCGTGAGGAGCGCGCTGATCGCGCCGATCGCGAAGTGGCGACCGTGGTTGACGCGCGAGTGGAACGTCTTGGTGCGCATGTACCCGAGGTCGGCCAGCGCCCGGGACACGCCTGCCTCGTCGTCGGTCGCCTCGACGGTGTCGACGGTGTCGGCGACGTAGACGAGGAACTCGCCTTCGGCCCACTCCGCAGCAGCGAGGATCTGCGCCGAGCTCTGCGCGTCCGCGACGTGGAGCACACGCCACGCGGCGTCTTCGGTGCGGATGGCCTCGAGGTCTGCGGTGAGACCGGGGTCCGAAGTCCGGTCCTCGATCACCAGTCCGGCGGAGAGGTCGGCGAAGCGGTAGTGCCTCCCCGCCGTGTCTGCCGCGATGTCGACGTGCGTGGTCCCATCCGTGGCGGTGATCGCGACGAACCCATCGTCGTCGAACTTCTTTCCGACGCCGATCGTCAGCGAGCCTCCCGTCCCCGACTGCGCGGGGATCGAGAACGTCGTCTCGTCGAGCGAGGCTTCATCGAGGTCGAACAGCTTGGTCCCCACGACCGTGGCGTTGCCGCCGTTCGGGATCGAGATGTTCTCCGTGACGACGCGGCCGTTGCGGCGACCCTCGATCACCAGGGTCGTGGCGTCCCAGTCGGCCGAGTTTCCGAACGTGAATGTGAGATTGCGAGCGGGCGAGCTCGAGCCGCCGCCGAGAACGCCGTTGAAGTCCGCCGCGTCGAGGACCTGCGACGTGACCGCGCTCGCCACGCCGGAGGCGACGATCGCGTCGGCGTCCGTGTTGATCAGCGCCGTGAGAGCAGCGCAGACCTCCGCGACCGACGGCGACGAGTCGGCCGTGACCGCGAAGAGGACGCCCTCGACGCTCACGCTGTGAACGCTCGCTGCGGCGGGCGTCGGGGGCGTGAGACGCATCGACTGGGTCGGGGCGCTCGCGCGGCGGCCGATCTTCCACGAGGGCACCCGAGGCGACTGCGACGAGAGGCGGAGCGCCGCCCGGTAAGCGGCGTCGGTCGTCTGGAAACCATCTGCGATCATCTCGGACACGTCGGAGTACTGCCGCGTGCGCTCCGCGAAGCGCGTGTGGTGCGCCACGATGCAGGGCATCGCGAAGTTGGGGCGGGTCGCCGTGCGTGTGCGGCGCGTGATCGAACCGGTCACGAAGCGGCTGAGGGGCGTGCTCATGGGTCAGGGCTCCGGCGGGTTGATGTCGATCTGGAGAGAGTCGGCGAGCGTGTCGCCGGCGGCGTTCTCGACACCCGGAGCGTCCGGGGTCGTGTGAATTCGAGCGGACTCGATGTAGGGGACGGGTCGATCCGCCTCGCACGTGCCGAAGCACACGCGGATCTCGAGCATCGAGCCCGACTGCATGCGTCCGAGTTGGCTGACGTTCGCTTGGACGGCGTCCCCGACAGAGACGATCCCGAGCTCGAGCGCACGAAGGCGCTCGACGACCGAAGGCATTCCCAGTCGCGTGCGCAACCGAGACGTGTACGTGCGCGCGGACTCGCCCGCGGCTTGCGAGGGAGACCAGACGCTGACCTGCAGCGTCGCTTCCCGCAGACCGTGAGTCGTGACGGTGAGCTCCTCTTCGCCGTCCACGAGCTCGCGTTCGGTCTCGGCCTGTCCGATGCTGACCTCGGAGATCACGTCGAGCGTGGCGCTCACGCCCGCGATGACGCGCTGCGGGCGACCCGCCCACTGCGCCGGAACCTCGAGCAGCTCTTCGAGAAGCGCCGCGAGCCCGTCTTCGATGGCAGCCGACCAGATCACGCCGCCCCCGTGCCGTTGACGCGGCCCTCGATCGACTCGATGAGGTGCCCCGTGTCGACGCCGTGCGCTCGCAGACGACGCTGAACGAGCCGAGTGGTGCGCGAGGCCACGCGACCGAACGCGCGAGCGACGTGACCGGTACCGCCGCGGCCGTAGACGACGCTCCGAAGAGCGCGCTCGCCGGCGGAGGCGAGGAGTCCTCGGAGCTCGGCCACGCGAGCGTCGATGACGGGACGAAGGAACGGAGACGGACGCCGTGTCGACGTACCGAACTCCTGCATCACCGCGACGTCGGCCACCGTCACGCCCTCGGTCGGACCTCGGTGCGGCTGCGCGCCCGTATCCAGGTGCACGCCCACGGTGACATGCGGGGGACGGTGCTCGAGCTCGTCGAGCACGTCGTAGAGGCCCTGCATCCCTCGGCCGCGATCGATGACGCGGCTGGTCACTCGAGCACCGTTCGGTGCGTGAGGCCGATGCGCTGCACCAGGCGCTCGAGCGAGTGCTGGTAGGGCGTGCGGCCCCCGTCGTCGACCAGCTGCGCCTGCGCGCCGAACGGCGAGCGCGCGAGCGCGTCGGCTGCTCGGAGGCGGACGATTCGATCCGTCTCGACGCCGCACACCGTGGCGTCCGTCTCCGCGACAGCGTCCGCGAGCGCCGTCGACACCATGGCCGGATGCGCCGCGGCGATCTCGCGGAACTCCGGGTGCGATGCGACGAAGCTGTCGACGGTGACGGACATGTCGGTCTCAAAAGTGGTCGTCTCTCCGACCTGTCACGCCTGGGATGCGCGGCGTCCCGCCCCTTTGCGCTTCGAGAAGCACACCTTCGGGATGGGGTAGTGATCAGCTCTTGGGCTTCTCGTCGGCCTTCGCGGCGGACTTCAGCTTCGCGAGCTCGCGCTCGAGCTCGGCGACGCGCTGGGCGGACGCCTTGGCCGCCTCGACGCGCTCCGCGGCCTCGGCCTCGGCGCGCTGGGCGCGAGCCTCGGCGGTGCGGGTCGCCTCGACGAGCTGGGCGGTGCGAGCCGCGGCGGCGGCGCGAGCCTCTTCACGCGTCGCCTCGTCACGGGTGCGACCGACGGCGATCCCGTCGCGCTTGCCGAGGATGGTGCGCAGCGCCTTGATCTTTCGCAGCTCCTCGACGTACCAGCCCGGGACCTCGATGCGCTGCTCCGGCTCGAGCAGCGGCGGTCGGAACACCTTCACACGCTCGAGGTCGACGAGGCCCGCGCCGCGAGGCCGACCCCGCTCGTTGAGCAAGCGCTGCTCCGAGGGCAGCGGGCGCGAGGGCAAGCTGAACGCTCGCTTGCTCTCGTTGATGAGGATGACCTTGTCGTCGTTCATGTTCGATCTCCGAAGGCGTGACGTGCCCTTGCACCGCCTCGACCCCGCGCGGCGATGCCGAGCAGGGTGAGGCGGGCGAGGGCGTCACTCCCCGCTCCAACGATGGAGGTCAGCTGTCGACGAGCGCAGCGCGCTCAGTCGTTGTTCTGGATGTAGAGGAAGCGCTTCGGGTGGCGGAAGTCGATGCCGGCCACCCGCGCCTGGCCGCGACGGCGGAAGCGATAGCCCTCCATCACCGGCGGGAGCTCTTCGTACTCCACCGAGGTCGGCCAGAGCACGTTCTCGAGCTCGGCGAGCGTGGTGCCGGGGCGCACCGGCACCGCCATCGACATCGGCGCGTCCGCGGCTGCCACGTTCGGGCTCACGGCGTCGTCGAGGAAGCCGAGCGGCTCGAGGCGCTTGAAGCGGCGCGACTTGCCCTTGATGTCGGCTCCGTTGCCGAAGAACCAGTCCGCGACGCTGAGATCGCTCGTCGAGCTGATCATCGTCGTGCGGTACTTGTGATCGAGCAGCGTCGGCACGAGGAGCGCGTACTCCTCGGGCGTGTGGTCACCGCACGCGGTGACGAGCGTGCTCTCGATCTCGTTGAGGTCCGCGATCATCTCGGCGGCTGTCGCGGCGCCGAGGTGCTCGCCGAAGGTCAGCGTGTGGAGCGTGACGAGGTCGGAGTTGAAGAACCCCTTGAAGTTGTGGACCGCGTCGCCCGAGCGGCCGAGCGTCTCGAGCTTGCGCGCGATCGCGTCGGCCATCGCCTCGGCCTTGCGGTTCAGGAGCGGCACGCCGGCGTACGACGCCGCGTCCAGCTCCTCCGCCGTCCAGTTGTAGTTGGAGTACACCCACAGGAACGGGCTGAACGACACGCTGGACTCGACGTCGACGCTCGTGGCGTCGTCGGTCATCAGCCGACCCACGCGAGCCTCGCCGCGGTGGTCGTCGACCTGCTGGCCGTAGCTCTCCGCGCCGCGCGGGTAGCCCGTCTCCATCTGGACGAACTCGCGCATGCGGAGCTTTTCGCGCAGCACGCGCTCGACGCGAGCTCGCATGAACACGAGCTGCTGGCCGAAGAACGCGACGAGGTTCGCGTCGGCGCGATGGTGGAACTGATCCCAGTCCCGGAGCATGCGCTGCGCCTCCTCGTAGAGCCTGTGGTTCTGCTGGAGGAAGAGCGCGTCGAGACGAGCGTTCCGCGTCTCGAGCGCATGCGTGTGGGCGACGCTGCCGACGACGTAGTCGGTGCCGTCGATGCGCTCGATCCGCTGGGCTGCCTGCTTCATGTCGATCTCCTGAGGTGCGTGCGTGACGTGGTGGGCGCGGACGAGAGAGGGCGCTCGATCAGAGCGGGAGGATGTCGAGGACGGCGTACTCGTTGGCCGAGCCGCTGTTCCGCAGACGGCCGCGCTTGAACTGGAGGCAGTCGCTGCCGTCCGCGTCTCCGCGGAAGGCGCCGAGCTGCTCGCCGACGCCCGCGCTCAGGCGCACCCAGGGGTGGTCGCCGGCGCGGAACGCGCTCTCCATGAGCACGTTGATCTTGCCGTCCTTGACGACGCCGAACTCGGCGCCCTCTTCCCAGACCTCGTTGTCGTCGAACGAGGGCGTCACGCCGAGACCCTTGTGCTCGCGCACCGAGACGCCGAGCACGTGTCCGCCGTCGAGGGTCGTCTGCGCGTTGACGCCGATCTGGTACGTCGCGCCAGTGCCCGCCTGCTGGGGGATCGTCACCGCGCTCGGCGGTGCGCTCGCGAACGCCGTCGTCGTGAGCGTGGTGTTGCCGCCGTCCGGGATCGTGAGGCTCTCCGTGACCGGAACGCCGTCCTGGTCGAGGAAGGTGATCGAGCCGGTCGTGGCGTCCCAGTTCGCGTGGTTGTTGAGCGTGACGGTGAGGCGTCGCGGCACCGGGAACTTCGTGCCCGCGAGCACGCCGTCCCAGTCCGCGCTCGTGAGGTTCTGCGCGCCCCCCGCGGAGGCCGCGTGTGACGTGTAGATGCCGTCCACATCGAGGGTGGGGAACGCCGGCAGACCTGCAGCGTGGTCGCCACCGCTCGTGCGCACGACGAGGAGGCCGGGCGCGATGCCCGCGGACTCGTCGCAGCACACGCTGCCGATGTCGTGCGGACCATCGTGAAGGAGGCCCGGGTAGGCGCGAGACGGGGGCGACTTGTAGCCGGAGGTCTGGACGGGGCTGGTCATGGGAGGTGTCCTCGGTCGTCGTCGGGGGCGGTGGTGGCGCGCGCGCGATCAGCGGCGGCCGGGCGGCGTGTAGATGTGGCGG